GGGAGCAAAACTCCCCCCAATTATTTAGTCAATTGCGTAAAATATTCTTACGACAATTGTACCTGTACCAGCAGCACCACCCATAGTAGCAGTAACTGTCATGCCGTCACCATCAGCATTGATAACAGAATTGTTACCTAATGCTAGGGTTGCACAAATATCAACTATCTGTGCGGATGTACTAGCAGCAGCAGCTTTATAAGCAGCAGCCGAGGCTGATACATCAGTACCATCAGCATCTTTATGAGCCTTAAATCCAACACTTAAAGTTGTTGAAGATCCAAGTGCATCATGCGCTAGAGTACCAGCTAAAATTCTGGCTTTATTAGGTAGTTTAAACAAGTCGATTACATCTCCACTTGCTAAAGAACTAGCCTCATATTCACCAACTTTAACTCTTACTCTACCACTATCGGCAGATGCTGGGTTCATTACCACAGGAACGGCAGTGGCATTAGTTATTTGTGTACTGTTTACAGTAGCCATAATGTCACCTCCTATTCTGCACAGCTTACTTCAACGACCTTAACTTCTTCCATCCTTACGGCAGAAAAAGAGGCGCAGTAGTAAACCTGGGTTGCAAAAGATTTATCGGCACGTTCTTCAATTCGTGCTTTAACATCTTTACCCATTGCCATTTTAACACCATCTTCAGCCCATGCGTAGCAAAGACGATTGCTACCAGACGCTGTTAGACGATTACTTGTGATAAACTTGAAACCCATAAATGTATCAACATCACCAGAAACAAGTGCTTTAACACTGTTAAAATCTGTACTTGTAACCTGGGTTGTTCCTAGTAGATCTTCAATTTGATCTGGCGAACAAACAAAGTACCTACTAATAGATGGATCAACATTTTGTGCATCAAGTTTCTTTTTTGCCTCTAGCAATTTAGCAATGGTTAAACCAGCACTACCATGCGCTATTTTTTGCGCTGAAGGTAGGGCAACAGTAGTACCACCACTTGAACCTGTAAAAGCATTGCCACCCATAGCTGAAATAATCACATCATCCATCTTTCGACCAATGGCAGCAGCAGCAGCTTTGCTGTAACTACTTGTCGGATCAATCAATGTTCTAATGCGATCTTGCTGGTCAATGAGATCTGAATATTCAAAATCTCGCATTGTGACCATACGTCTAGCATGGGGGGTATCCATGATAGGTGTATCTGCGTGTCTGCTTGTTCTTTCAACAGCAGCAGCTGAACCTATCTGCTCAAAAAATGCCTTTTCACCAGTAATCGTTTCAACATCTACAGTATCACGTAGTTTACTACCCATTTGTTGGGATAGCATTTGCACGTTGGCTGAAAACTGATTAACAAAGGCTGTCGTTATCTGTGTACTCATTACACAAACTCCTTTAGTTAAGTTTCAATTTTTGGTTGATTTTCGTCTGGTTATCTCTCTTGTGAGAGGGCATCCTTGCAAATTAAAGCCTTTGCTGGTCTGCTGTTTTACAGCTTATAGAAGGGGAGCTTTCGCCGTTATCCTTCGATCTGTGGTGTCATTAATTCTTGTAATTCCATCACACGATTAACTACAAATTGATGCTTGGGATGCTTATTATTAATATGAGCATCCGAACCAAACAATTCGTGATATTCTTTTTTTGCATCATCAGGTGTCATCATAGGTTCATTCGGCTGACCTATTAGATTATCCTCTCGCATATCTTCTCCTAGTTTTACAAAAAATCGTACAACTTCTGGAACATCTCCTAGCTTACGACCATCCTGTAAAACAGTTTCTTGTAACATTTTAACAGCATCTAGCCTTTGCGCTGCTTGTTCACCGAGGTTGACTTTTTCTTCATACGCTTGGCCGTACTCTTCTTTGAGTGTGTTGATGCCTTCTTGCGTAATCCTTGTTGTGTTCCCAGATAATTCACTTTGTTGTTTTTGCCCTTGTTCAATAAAAGACTTTGCAATACTTTCAGCTTGCCTTGCAGATAAACCATTGGCATGAGCAACGTCATTAAAAAAGTCCAGGCCAGATTGTGAATAGCCTTGAACATTCGTGAAATCATATTCACTAGCCGTGTCTGGCCGACCCAATTTACTATAAATTTCATTCCATTCACTTTCCGTTGTATGTTTACCAGGTAAAGTTAATTTATTTTCACCAATATGCTGTCGAGCATTCACGTAACTTTTGGCTAGATCACCAACATTCGTAAATCTTTTTAATGTTGGATTATCTCTAAGATCTTCTGGTAGTGTGTCGATAAACAATGCTGGAGCTGCATCAGCAGCCTCAACTTGAGAGCCAGGATCTACCTGGGTTGCCTCAGTTTGTTCACTCATTTATATTTCCTTTTATTGTTTGCGTTTTGGGTTTTTCCTCAAGCATTTTTAAAATATTTAATACAACGTACCTTTGACCTTCACAAAATGCGCTATCATGTGCATCTTCTTTAGTATGGGATGTGGTATAAAAATAATGGCAAAGTTTTAAATGCTCCAAAATTACTTGGCCATCCTGTCCAGAAAATACCCTTCGGTAATGACCAGAAAGCTCTTCATTTCTTAATTCGTTTATTTTTCTCATGCAGCTGGCTCTTCAGTTGTTCCACCAGCATCACCTAAAACTTTTAACATAGGTGCTGCTTTCTGTGCTTTTTCAGCAGCCATCATCTCTTCTTGTTGTTGTTGCATCATAGCTTGCTGTTCAGCTCTTTGTTCTTTAATAGCAGCGACTTCATCATCAGAACGTACAACTTTGGCTGGTAATCCAGCATATTCAACAATGTATTTAGCTAATCCACCTTCATCAATGTAATCTCTTAACTCTGGAAATCCCTCACTTAAACCACTGACAATTTCCATTCCTCGCATGGTTGATTGTAAATCCATGCTTTTTTGTGCTTTTGCCAGGGGAGAAACATACTCAATATCAATATTTTGACCTTGTAGTTTTTCTGGTGGTGGTGGTAATTCATTATTTCTAAGCATTAATTTAAAAGATCTTTGAATTAAAGGCTGTAGCAATTCATGCTGCAATCGACCCATAACACTTCCTAATGACCTCATAGATTGTTCTTGCCTGGCTAAAATCTCTGTTGCTGTCATTTGCGGACTTTGCTGTAGCTGTAATTGGTCAACAAAAAAAGCATTTCTAATAGCTTGCCTTCTTTGTTCTTCCATATTCAAGGCAATAGGATTATTTGTACCAGCTTGTAATGGCTCTAAACGATCCCTTGTACCAGAGCGATAGAAATTAATTGCACCTGGTGTAACTCTTATTGGACTAAAAAACCCATCATCTGGGCACATTAAAGGGGGATCAAGTTGTTTTTGTGCTGATTTAATAGATACCTCAGACATCTTATTCACCATTTTAACATCTGATAAACAAGTCATACCTGGCGATCTGCCAAACCCCATACCACTAGTGCTGTCTAAATTAAATCTAGGTACACAAAATGGAAATTCATCATAACCACCACGACCTAATAAAGTCTTACTATCTTTATGATAATAAATAGATATAATCGGTTTATTAAAAACTGACTTCTTTACGTCAGTCATAGGATAAACAGCATGAACAATCTCATGTTCATTATAAGGTTCTTTTTCTAAATCTTTTTGTACTCGATCTGGCAAAATAGCCTCTGGAAACTTCATAGCTATTTGCCTAGCTGTTAATTTAAAACAACGATAAACAGTATCTATCTGGCTTTTTTCATTAGATGAAATACATAATTCACCAATATGCCTAGCTGAATAATGTAAACCACCATCTTTATATTCGACAAATAAACAACCTGTACCAAAAACCACCAGATCAAAATACAATTCATGTATTTCCAGGGAGAAATTAGACCTGTCTATCGCTGTATCTAATAACCTTGTGCAATCTTCTAGCCATTCATTAGCTTCATCATCAACGGCTAATTCTCTATCTCTATATCCCATAGTAAACCAGGACATTGAAACATTAGTAAGCATAGATTGTAGATGCGCTGCCAACAATTCAACAGCATGAATACCTGTACTATCAAAAATTCTTTCGGTTCTTTTTGAACCTTGCATACGTCTTTTGGTAATATCTGCTTTTCTTGGTAACAAATAATCAGCTAATTCTTGCCAATGATGTTCCCAATTTGCTCTTTGATTTAATAACTTGTCATACTTTCGGTCAATCTCACTGACCATTTTATCAATTGCCATTGATTATCCTAACAAAGTTTTCTTTTTCTTTTTTATTAAATTAAATTTGCTCTGATTTTTACCAGCTGATTTTTGCATAACTCTTTCCAATGGATTAACATTTCTGGAAAAACTCATGCCCTTAATAACCTGGTTGCTTTCAGCACCCATCATTCCAGCTAGATTTTTTGGTTTCTTGCCGTACATTATGCAATCAATGTCTTTTTCTTCTTTGGATCATCATCATCTGTTAATAATCCTGTTCTAGCCATTGCTGATTTTTTTGGTCTTAATCCAGAGGTATCTTCATTAGATACACCACTAGAAGAGGTTGCAATCGTTCCAGATTTATAACCAGCTGTTTGATTAGCAGCAGCCTCATTTTCAGCTTGTGATCTTGGTCTGTTAGCTGTTTCAGCTGATTGGGTTGTGTCAGCTAAATCTTGTACATTTTGCTGTGCTACATCTACAGGATTTGCTGGTGTCGTAGTTTCTTCTTCTTCCTCTTCATCCTCTACAGTTTCTACAGCAGATGCAGCTTTTTCTCTTTCTTTTGCAGCTCTTGCATCAGCACGATCATCTTTATCCTTTTGTGCATCTGTGCGTGTGTCTTGAAAGGGTTTTGTGAAATAATCATTCCCAACATCTTGACCAGCAAAAAAAGCACTATCAGATTTTTTGGCAAATCTTTTCTCATCTGCACTTAAATTACGTGTAATCCCACCACTAGAAACTATAGTACGATCTTCACTTTGACCATATTCATTAGCTAGTGTTTGTGGATTAGTAATTAAATCCTTTAACTTTGGTTTTCTTAAAGGCTTTTCACCAGTTGCTTCTCTTCTGGTTTCACCACCACCACTATCTAAAGGCATCTCTGTCACTCCTCACTATGTGCATAATTGATTTTCTTTTTTGACCATTGCTGTAATCTCTCCAACCTTCAGCTTTGGCTATATCTGGATAATGAATATAAATAAATTTCTGTATGTTTCTGATGAATTTCAGTACTTCCTT